GCCTCTGGATAAGCATAAATCGAGGTGTAGAAAACCTTTTGAAGGTTCTCAGCTAAAAGAGATTCGGCATCTGCCAATTCTCGAGGCAGGGCCTTTTCAACGAAACCGTCTTCGTCTTCGTCTTCGTCTTCGGTGACGATGAACCGTTTCTTTTCCTCCTCACTTTCCGTTGGTTGCGTCTGTTCTGGTTCTCTCTCTTCCTGCCCCACCAATCCTTCTAAATCCTTTTTAAGTTGGCTTAAAGTGCCGCCTCCATACGTAAAAGGTCTAGATTCTCCCCGATCCATTGGGTCGACATCTCGTCCAGTGCCATACGTTGTGTCGAACTCACCACGATCTATAGCAGCAAAGAACTTTTTCACATACTCAGCAGTATCTATATTGCTCATACCTTTTTGCAGTTCTTCTATCATCACTGCTGGAGTTAAGAAGCTCCCATCATCGTTAGGTTCCATTAGTGTTAACATATGCCTAAAGTCATAGTGAGCTGTCGATGCTTTAGGTGATTCCGCACCAGATAACATAAGGTCTGGATTAGTATCAACACCAGAACCCAATAGATCGCTTGGCCCTAGCACTTGTCCGTTATCCAAGCGTACGCTGCGATTATTATTAAAGTTTTGAAAGACTCCTGTTGCATTATCCGCTGCTACTTTTATTGCATCGGGTGCGCTAAATGGAGAATTAGTGAAGCTTTCCGCTGCCAATTCCTCACCACGGTTTCTTGGATTTAACATAGCCTCTAGAGAATTACCAAGGTTATCTCCCAGTTGCCTCATCAATGCTGGTGATGATCCGATATCCCCTTCGTCCTCGGCTCTTTGCTCTGCTGCATCCATTGCTGCTTCAATACTCTCACCAGACTCACCAAGCATACGATCCACTTCATCAAAGTTTTCATCTATCATATCCAGGTCTACTCCTGCATCTAAGGCAGGATACATATCCAGTAATAAATCAATTTCTTCACCTGACAGACCTGGGCCATAAGGTGTTTCCAAAACTTCTTCCGGCTCGATTTCCTTTTCTTCAGCGATACGCAGTTGGTAAATTGCCTTTTCAATCGCATCCGGGTCATCGAGTTCGGGGTCGAGGGCGAGGTCTAGATCCATATCCATTTCATCAGTAGCAAAAGGAATATTATTCGTTTCCTGCATAGCCTCATCGAACGTATTCCCAGTCATCATAGACATATACACTGAAGGAGGTGCACCTGTTGCTATATGCGAGAACGCATAGGGAAGATTCTCAGATGTGTTTGATGGCCCTTTTTTAGTAAACATATCAAAGTTATTTGCCATTTATATTCCTCCTTGTGCACCAGGTCGTGGAGTTCCTGGTGGTACGATTGGCCCAGCCTGTGGAGTTGGCATAGGAGGCGGTACTCCAAGCATTGCATCGGGCATTACTTCAGGTGGTAAACCTGGTGGCCCTCCCATCGGAGGCCCCATCGGCGGTAACGGCCCCATCGGTGGCCCCATTGGAGGTGGCCCTCCTGGTGGTGGGCCTGGTGCAACTTGTTGCTCTGCGATTTGTCGTTTCTGCATCATAACTGACATCAGCTCACCGAGATAGAACTGAGCAAGGTCATCACGGCCCTGCTTTTCTGAAGATCTAAGAAGAGTCCAGAGTGCTGCTTCAGGCAACATCCGCTCTGCCATCTGTTCGTTAATGGCATCATCCATCTGGTCTGCATCCTGCAAAGACAGAATCCTGTCCCTGATTGCCCTATCAGACAGAAGCGGTGTCGGGCCTTCTCGTGCTATCTGAGCCATCGAGAAGCGAGTCATATCATCCTGTGGCAATTGACCAACCAGTTTAACTACTGGCTGCCCTGCATTTTTTAACATCTCTGTACTGATATCTTCCGTAAAGAACACTCTGTTCCTGTCCATGCCGGAGAGTTCCATAGACTTATATGAACCTGCGGCATACTGGTCAGATATCAAATTAAAAATCATCTGGTACGCTTTCTCCACAGACTTCAAATATTTATTCACCACGGTTTCCACACCCTGCCTGAGTGTGTTAATAGCAAACCCTGATAACTGGAACGGCAGTTCTCCGTAGACGCTATAGGGGAGTGAGCCTCTCTGCATCTCTCCAGAGACTATACCCATAAACGCACCTGTCTCCTTTGCCATCTCCAGTAGTCCCAAAGGCTCTACGTTTTCGTTCTGAGCAAGGCTAATCTCTGAGCCCTCCAGATACGGGTCTTCGTCAAGAGACTTCGTTCCGTCCCTACTTCTGACAATAAGTCCCTGCCTTCGTGACCGTGCGGTAAGCTCCAGCATGGTACTCATCATTAAGTTATGTTTCGGGTACAGAGCCCGTGTAGCACGGAAGACTGATTCGCCAACATCGGCGATGGTATCATCCATCGTGCTTTGTGTTAGTGCGACCACATAGGGGTTCGCACCGACAGGGCCTAGGAAAACAGGCACCTGGTCTGCTCCGTGAGTGGTTTGTTTCTTCACGACCTGTATCAGTGGGTTTTTTGAAGCCCCGTTAGATATCAGTATCGTATTTGTTTCCTTGTCATAGAAGTCATATACCTCGATACCGTCCGTACTATTAGGCAAATCCCAATCGATTTTGACGCTATACTGTGAGAAAATCTGATCCTTGGTCTTTGGCATCTTGTAACATGCCCATTCAAGACCTTCTGGGCCTACACCCCAGTATGTATGAAGTGGATCCCACGGTGTTATATCAACATAAGTCGAACCGTCAGGTCTTTTTGCAAGAAGTGCTCTTCCTGCATACCATCCTCTGATAGCTGAGTACCAGGCTAGCTGGTCTCGTAGTTCGGGTAGCATCATACGGCATAGCCGTTCATTCGCACTACGTTCGATACCTATCAGGAACCGTTCCTTGAGGTCATTCTTTTCCCTGAGTTCCGCATCTGCCCCATCATGGGGAATACGAACTGTCATATCGGCTCCGGTAATCCAGTTAATAATCTTTTCCGCAAAGGTCTGCGGCTCATTGGACGTATAGGACTGATATCCTTCCCCTGCATCATAGGGTTCCAAACGATAAAGGGCATGATCATCCTGCATCCGCTGACGCAGGGGCTCGGTCGCATCATAGTGTGAGTCTACGAGGTTAACAATATCTTCGGGCTTCCGTTTCGCCATTTATGTCCACCTTTTTACACGAATCCGATCTCTCCCTTCCACATACCCATATCCAAATCTATCTACTAGGCCGTAGATAACAGCCTTCACGCCGTGATTGTTCTTATCTTCCGGCACATCGCCGACAATATTACCTTCCCTATCCGTTTTCCACCGATACGCTTTCGTCTGCCCATCGAACGGATTGGGTGCAGATCCGAATTCTGACAGGATACCATGACACCTAGGACTAAACACAATACGTGGGGCATGTGTCTTCGGGTCTATCTTAAGCCATCCCTTTAATCTCTCTGTCCCTTCGTTGATTTTTATCTTCTGTGACGATAGGTATAGTCCTGTCTGGTTAAGCCACGCTTCTGCGGGAGCTGCCATAGCCTGATGCTGTGTTCCTGCAATATCTATTACTCCAAACTTAACATCAGGCCACCATTCTCGTGATCTAGCGACATCTATGATATCGTCGGTAACAAGTCCCTGTTCGTAGATTTCGTCAATAACACGAATCTGTTCTCCAATAATCTGAATAACTTCTACGGCATACGCCCCTGCATAGCCGGGGTCCATCCAGATATGCACTGGTTCTCCTGGTTCGTATTTTATCTCACTGATATGAGCGTCAGGTCTGAATTCAGGAAACACAACTCCCTTGGGAGGTGATGGCTTCCCCTCGATCCGTTCCATAAAGAAATCGTCACTCGACACATCTTTTAATCGTAATATTTCAGGGTCATTTGCTCCACCCGGATAGAGATATTTGTTCGTATAGCTAGGTAACGAGTAAGCTCTGGCTTCCTTATCGGCTCCAGATGCCCATGCAGTAAACATCTGCGGATACCATCCAAGCGATCCCTCAAACGTACCTGCCAAAAACATCCATCCACGCTTCGGGGCACACCTGCTACGAAGCCTGAAGAAGGTTTCCATATCTAATTGTGATGCCTCACATCCAATAATCCCGTTTGGAGCCCTCATAGCAAGGGTTCTTGGGTCTTTTGCACTCTTCGTTTCGATCCTCGTGCCATCAGCAAGTGTAAGATGGCCAGGATCAACTCGTTTCGACGCTTCTTTGAGGATGCCAAGTGCACTGAAATCAGCAAGTAGGTATTCAAACTCCGCTCTCGTTCTCTCATAGTCTGCTGCGACGAGCCAGTAGAGACCTCGTTGATCCGTTTCAGCAAATCGTCCAAGTAAATACTTCGACGCAATAAGGGATTTACCTGCTTGTTCTCCACCAGCGACCAGATTGAACCTATAGGGCGAGTTAAGGATGACCTTCTGCTCGTCCGTAGGCGTGAAACCCACTTTTGCAAAAAGATAATCACGTATGTCAGGCCCCTTTGTGATTGTTGTCATTCGTCTTCCCCTCGTAGCGTCAGGTATATCGGAGTGTTTTCTCCTACCCAAGCTCCAGCTACGTTGAAATCAAAGAACTCGACAGCTTCCTCATAGGTCATTCCATCACGCTTCACAAGAATTTCAATACACTTATCCCTGTCATACGTCGCAAGAGGGGGCCTGTTAAATACTTCGCACATTCCAAGAAAGGATCTTCAAACCCATCAGCAAGAAGAGCTTCTTCATTGTGCATAGTTACCCAATCAGATAGCTTGGTCACTACCCGATGCCTCTGTCTTCTTAGAATCCACACCCTTCTTGGCGAGTATCTCCTGCAGAGTCTTCTCTACATCCTCGTTCAGAACCACTCCTTCCTCTTCGGCAGGTCTATCCTTCTTCACTTCCTTCGCTGCCTTACGCCATTCAACAATCAGCTCCTTAGCTGAATCTTCGTTCATAGCTATCTGAGGTCTGAACTTATGAGGCATATTGGCATTAAGTAATCCTAGAAGCAATATGTCAGAACCCTTACCCTTCTCAGGGTTTCGTACCCTCATCAAGGCAAGCTCCTCAAGCGACTCCGCAAAAGACTTCCGTGCTAAGTCAGCACCTACCGAGAACTCAGGGTCGTTAGAGTTCCATTGATAGAATACAGGCCGAGAAACGCCCGCCACCTGACACGCCTTACGGACAGTGCCCCATTCCTCTAAGGCTACTAAAAGAGTCTTCTTCTGAGAAGCCCTTAGTAATTCCTGAGTGCTTTGCTTATCTGACATTTTTTACTCTTTTTACTCCACTAGTAAGCGCGCCTCGCGCGCGTAAGAGTTAATATTATATTATTAATTATATATTACTAATTACTCTTACTTTAGGTAAGAGAGTAATTAGTAATATATATATAATTAATTATATATTATATATATATATATTATAATATATCTAATTATAATAAAATTACTAGTAAATTACTAAAATTACTCAGTAATACTGTTATTACTAGTAATTACAAAAGAAACATATACCCCCGACAATGTATGTGTCAAGTGTTTTTAGTATATTCTGAGCAAAGTGTCTTTAGTATGAAAAATTTTGTCATGGGTATCTATACCCACTAATCATTACTCGCAAGCCATACCCCCATACCATCATTACACCAAACACTACAGTTGACAATTATCATGCACGAACCAACAACACCAACCAACAACCTATCCCATCGACACGCTCAGGGCATTACCTCATAGCACTTACTAGACGGACTCAATCAACCGTAGGCGGCAGGGTAGACAGTGGCTAGGCAACAGATACCAAGCTGTCAACGCACTCAATAGCTTTTAGGTTGTATTAGTCATAGGGTAGACAGGGTAGACAGTGGGGAGACAGGGTAGACATTATTCAACGTTTTATATTCTATCAATTCAACGCTAAAGCTACGAATTGCTAGAACTATATATAATGTACTTAGTGAAACTTTTCACAATACGATGTTATGCGATGATAAACGTTTGTGAAATTGTTCACTATACGATGTTAAGACAACGTTGATTGTGAATCTTTTCACAATATCATGTTAACACATCTTTCCAACGATGTTTGTGAACATTTTCACAATGTTTTTTTATGATGTCTAAGTATGTAAGAGAATATTAAAACCCCTAATTTCCCCACATATCCCACAATATCCCGCAAATTGCCCCATATTTGTCAATATTCGTTATAAATTGCTTTGATATTTACTTGACTTTAGCGACTTAAAGCCCCATAATAGGCACTATGTTAAACAGGAGGTTCGAGGCAATGACAACAGAACAATTTGAAGGCGTTATGGTTTACAAAGAGCAAAACGTATGGGGGCAGACTCTAAAATTTCCAGTCAATCCGTTGGCTCAATTCGTATGCAGACTCACTGGCACGAAAACTATCTCTTACACCGTGCAAAGATTATGTGAAGATGCAGGGTTAACCCTACAAAGTGAAGAGGAAAGTTTACTTGAGAGAATAGCATTACTAGAAAAGGCACAAGGAGGCAAATAGATGTACATTTTATATTCCGGGCCTAGTGTCTACGATGACAAACCAATTGTTGTGATTGCAACTACTAATAGCAAGAATCCCAAGACGGGCACAATGTACCAGACTTGGATAATGAGGCAAGATATAGCACCACACGATGCCGTAAAAACTAATGATGATTCTTCAGTGTGTGGTATGTGTCCATTAAGGCCTCTATCTTATAAGGCCGTTGGCCTATCAAGGGGTTGTTACGTCAAAGCTTTTCAAGCGCCGTTGTCAGTTTGGAAGGCCTACCATAGAGGGAATTATAAACATATCCCATTAGAGGAATTCAGAGCGATTCTGACAGCTGATCAAAAGGGTATCAGGCTTGGAAGTTACGGCGATCCTGCGAGCGTCCCTCTGTCAATTTGGAAGTCGATTGGGGTCGGCTCTAATGAGTTCAATCATACCGGATATACTCATGCCTATTTAACGCCGGGCTTTGACAAAAGGTATCTTGATTTTCTAATGCTCAGTTTAGACCCGGTTACGGAATCAGTCCCGGCACAATTTCAGAATGCTCGAACCTTTAGAGTTATTAAGACGGTTGACCAAGTCCGACCAGGTGAAATTATCTGTCCTGCCAGTGAAGAGGCCGGAAAGCTAACAAACTGCCAAAAGTGTGGATTATGCGCCGGTCTCATGAGTAAGGCGAAAAATATCGCGATAGTAATACATTAAATTAGGAGTAAATGAACTAATGAAAAACGGTTTTATATGGACAGCATACGGAATTAATCATGAGCCTTTGACAGGGTATCAAAAGATATTCGCATTCAATAGAAAAGATGCGTGGGATAGATTCAAAAAAGAATATGGGAATGATTCAACTATTCTGAATCTTGTAGGCGATACGGTCAAGTCGTTTTCTTTTACTATCGATTAACAAATTACTAGCCGAAACAGCCGGTATTCTCCGGCTGTCTGCATGGACCGGTCCCCATGCACTGATGAGGCAAGGCCAAATAAATAAAAGTTGAGGAGGATCCTTATGGTTACCAAAATTCGAGTCTGTGATTACTGCGTGGAAGCTGTAGAAGAGGATGCTATGGGCTTAGACTTTGACTCAGTAGAAGTCGAGGAAATAGCCCAAACTATGGGCTACATGCTCCCAGACCATTTATGCGACTCTACCGAAAGCAACGGCGAAATAAAATGCTCATGCCTATGCAAGAGATAAAAGGAGCTCCAATGCAACCATCAAAAAAATATCCAGTAGAAAAAATGTACTATGCGTCCGCCGTAACAGATCGGCTAGCAGGCTATAACCTTAAGCTTATCAGGGGTAATAACTCTACCCTCGAGGCTTTAAGAGGCAAGCTGATCTTTATAGCTGTAGACGCAGGCAAACTAGATTAGTGTTCGATTACTGGGGCGGAATAGGTTCCGCTCCAGTTGTCGGGTAATAATTAAAGGAGGCGAATGATGCCACTACATAAAATCCGCTACCAAATTAATGCTACGTTTATCAGTGAACTAGAGACAGATACCTATGAGGATGCTGTCAAAATGTTTAAATCATTGGATTTAAATGCACTGGTTCTAGATAGCTTATCCGATAACCCATTAGAAAATGATGACATCACAATTAAGGGGGGTGAATAGCACATAGCCACTGATGAGGGGGGAGTAGCATAATTTACTTCTATGTTTGCAATAGCAATATAATACCAGTATAATAGCTACCTAGAATCAAATTAAGGAGGTTCTATACAGTGATTGAATGCGAATGCGGAGAGCGATTTTACACTCCTAAAGAAGCAAGGAACCTATTACAAGTTAGTGCAGAAACGCTCAATAGACTACGAGAGGATGGGTGGGTGCAAAAGCCACAATACCACTCAGTAGGGTATGTCTACAAGGCAAAAGACTTGGAGTTGCTACAGCAGGAGTTGAACCGAAGAACCAAAAATATAGAAATATCAACGGAGGTGCGTAATCATGGCTAGTGACGTGGTTGTTGGAACGATATCCAAAATATATCAGCCCCGAGAGTATAACGGTAAGTTGTCACCAGGAAAGATAATTCTGGACACAGATGAGGGGACTGCTGCTATAACCGTTTGGCAACTTTATATCGACTCAATACGGAGCGAGAAGATGCCTGAGCTTTTCGAGTCCCTTAGTGAAATGGAAGCAGACGTTGTCGGCCAGACAATAGCTGTAAGCTGTAGCTTTGAGAAGACCTACACCAATCCCACGACTGGAGCGGTTCAGCAACAGTATAGTAAAATGACTGCTTTAAAATTCATTGGCGGTGAGCCACCCAAGCGGGCAGAGACGAAACCAGTTGCCCGGACAGCCCCTAGTGGCACAGAAGACACAGTTAGTAGCCCACAGCTGAGTTTAGATGAACGAATTTCTTGGAATAGTGCATGGAACAATGCAGTTAATGCCTATAGTAGTCATCCTCCTATGCACTGGGCCACTAGTACTCGTACCTATCTACAATTAGTGGATGCCCTAGC